TATTGCCTCAAGTGAATCCTGGTCCGGGAGCAAGTCTGTCATCTCGGAGAATTTCCACAGGCTGGGGGATATGGTGGTAACAGCAATGGTAGTACCGGCTTCCTCCTGCAGCGTCCTGAACCCGCTGGCTTCCAGGTTGCCATAAATGAAAGCGGAATAGGCTTCCAGACCCAATACCTTGATCAGTCCCCTGATCCCATCCAGCATGAACCCGGCTGTAGGCACCCCGTCGGCATTCTCCGAGTAATTCGTACTCCTGAGCATTGCCGCAATAAGCAGGTCCTGGAAAAGACCCAGCTGGGCTACCAGTACGGCCACATACATATAGGTGCCGGTATCCTTGGCAATCTGTAGTGCATCCTTCTGGGCAGCCGAGAGGTGATCACTCTTGCGGCTTTCCTCCCAGATGGAATTGCCCTTGTACTCGTATATCCTCCCACAGATGAATTCATTCGGGGAGGCATAGGGAGCGTTGATACCGACATCCCCTGGATCACTTCCCGCTCCGGTGTAAGGACCTGTATAGAGAAAGAAATCCCCTTCTACAAGCGGACCCTCCTCTGTGATTGTTGGGACTTCCTGCAGTGCATTGAGGTACATGGGCTTCGGGGCCCCTTCCGCCACCTTTGTAATCCCCACCATTCCTGTATAAGTCTGCCCCCCGGTTTCCACGGTCACCGTGACCAGTGTCGAGTCACCTGAGACCAGGGAACAGTCGAGCACCTGCTTGTTTGGGGAGAACACCCCGTCAGCAATCTCAAGGGGGGAAAGGCTTCCCTCATCCGTTGCAGTCCAGACCGCTTCCTCCAGGGAAAGGTTCGAGGGAACGCAGGTGATCTCGATCTCCTGGGTATTGAGTTCCCCCCTGGATGAATAACTGATCACGGACTGGGAGGCGTAGAGGGTCAGGGCCTTCATGGATTCCCCCATCTCCCCCTGGTACACCTTTGTCACCACCAGCTCCTTCACCAGTGATGCCTGGCCTTCCTTGGATGCGGTTACCTCTACAACCCCGTTGTCGGCACTGATGCCCGTTACGGATACCAGACCGGTGGTGTCCACAGTTGCACTCACCCCTTGCAGGGCTACTGAGAAGGTCCACCCCGTCTGCATCACCCCGTCCTGGACGATGGTCATCCTGCTGGTGAGTGGGGAGGATACCAGGGGAATCCTCGGCCCTCCCTGTGAGTCGCAGGGGACCAGCAACAGGTCGCTTGAGAGCATTGCCGTCACGGGATCCCTTTGGGATGTGAATGTTATGGTGGTTGCTGCCAGCAATCTCATCAGCCTATCACCTCCACATCAACCGATCCCAGGTTGAAAATGTCGTCACCTGTGATGGTGACCACCTTGGCCGTATCGGTCAGCCCGCATTTCTTGTTTGCGGATTTGATGGGAGCGGATGCCGAGTGTGCATACTGCATCCCTGCTGCAAGCGGGATGGTGGTCCCTGATGCATAGGATGCCGCCACCTGCACGATCTCCTCCTTGCCGGACACCCCGGGCTGGATGACAAGGCGGTCCCCTGCCTTGATTGCCTTGGCCCCTGTCCCTGCAGAGGCAACAACAAGCGAGGTCGCCCCTGCTGCTACCGCCCCGCTGATGGAGGTTGAAAGGTCGAAGGCGGACTTGAAGTAGGTCAGGTTCCCGTTCTGGTCATGCAGGGTGAGCCTGTAGAGCTTGTAGGAACCGCTTACCAGGTCAACCTCCACCCCGTTCTGGAAAAGGCGGAAATGGATTGTCTTGGTTCCTTCCCCGTTCTTGAAGATGGTCCCCCCGTCAACCGTATACTCCAGTTGGTACGGGTCGGTGAGATCCAGGATGGTGACATCGGTTGCATACACCGTGCCGGTCACATCAGCTTCACTGTCGTTGTCGGTGAACTCGATGCGGTAGGTCCTGGACCCCGTGATTGCATCCACCGTGGCTGCCCCGATTGTCTTTGTTGCAGCTGTCTCGGGATTGGACCCGGAGAGCGACACCGCGGATCCGTCGTTGACCCAGCTGCCGCCCGGGTCGCGGTATTTCCACTGTGCCGATCCGGTGACCGCGGTATCCTTCACCCCGTTTCGGTAGACTGCAAACCTCAACAGCAGGGAGGAGGAGGCCACCGCCCCGTTCCTGATCACATACATCCCATGATCCTCATACACCTGTACAAAGACAGCCTTTCCCCCGGACTTCATCAGGGAGAAGGAGACCGAGGTCCTGAAGTCGATGGACAAGGCCGTGGAGGGATCCGTGTAGGTGCAGCTGAAGGTGCATTCCAGGGATGGCTTTGCCTCACTCATGCAGTTCTTGTTCAACGTCAGGGTGTACGGGGCAGAGGAGGAGACGGACCCGAAGGAAGCATTGGAACCTCCTGCAGCAATCACCACAGGACTGTCGGTGAAAAGCTTGAGTGTCCATTTTGCGTTGGTGATCCCCACCCCGTTGCCCCCGGTGGGGGATACCAGGTCGATCCCAGCAGCACCTGCCGCTTGTTTGAACAGGTTGGGGGTGAGCAGGTTGTTTGAACTCACCCAGTTGGCCGAATAGGTGCCTCCCCCGTCCTTTGAGTAGACCTGGGTCTTTGGATGGGTTGAATTGATGAACCCCGTCAGGGAGAGCGCATCATTGTAATCGATGAAAGTAATCTGTCCGGTAGCCAGAATCTGTGCCATCAGCGGACCTCCTTGTAATTGCATTTGAAAAATGTCCTGCCGTAGAAATCAGCAGGGGTGAGATCGATTTCCTTGTACCCGGAGGCGTGCGCAGTGTTCCAGGAGGCATCCCCGGCCTCGGACTGGCTCTTTCGTATCCATTCCAGGTTCGAGGGGGAAACAGAGTCGGTGATTTCCCCCGTATCATCAAAGACGTGCGCGATGAGGCGGGTGTACTGGGAGCCCGGGCGGAAAACCAAGCCGTTGGTCGATTCGATTTCCACACGGTAGCTCTTCCCCCTTGGGCCCTCGGGGCCCTGCCTGCCTTTTCCCAGGGCGTTCTCCAATGCCTCGATCTGTTCCACCGGGATGGTGAGATCGATATCCCCCGTACCCTCTGCTGCATAATGGTAGAGGCTGGTGCTTGCATCGAAATCCCTGGAGAGGATGCGCACCGTCACATCCATGAATGAGACCTTGTCCTCGATCACCCGCACAATCTGCCCGGGATCAAGGGAAACCCCCGAATCAAAGCTGTAGGATTGCTGGCCCACGGTCTGCCTCAGGGAGAGGATGCGCGCAAGGCGTCTGGCACTGCCAGCATCGCTGATCACCTTGGCCGTGTAGGTCTTCGGGTTGTTGCCCTGGATAACCTGCTGGCTGTAGCTCCTTCCCTTGTACCAGATGTCTGCAATCACCCTGAATGCTGTGATTGTCTGGGAAGATGAGATGGTGGAGCGAAGGTAGGCGCTGCAGTCGTCAGGACCGAAGTCCTGGGTCGTTGCGACCTGGAGCGTAACCGGCTCGTACTCAAGGCGTGGGTTGTCTATTGCCAGGAGGCTGCCGTCGGTAAGCTCCGAGATGTCATAGGGAAGCCGGTATCCCTTTGCATCAGATCCTTTGGGGAATATACCCCCGCCTTCGATGGTCTCCCCTGAGTCAGGGAACTCATATGCAAATACGGGTACCTGGGTCCTTGCGAGCACCGGGTACCATCTGACCACGGATCCTTTCCTGGAACTGTCTTTCCTGGCCAGGGAGAACTCGGTTCTCAGGTCCTCGGTTCGGATGGTCAGGTCGGGTACAACCAGGTCCTGGGAGATGTCCAGGATGAGGAACCTCCCGTCCGGGGTGGCCCGGTAGGTCAGCCCGTATTCGTACAGTGCCTCCTGGATGCGGTCCGATATGTAATCCCCGTTCGAGAGGGAATAGCAGGGGATTACCTCAATCCTGTCGAAGTCCACCAGGATGTCGGATGCAGCCACACCAGCCTCGAGAAACAGCTTATGGACCAGGGAATGGGTGACATTCCCGCGGTCTATCAGGACCAGGTTTGTCCACCGTCTGGAATCGAAGACATACTGCTCCAGCGTTGCCGAGCGGTCCAGGATGGACAGCGAGAGGGGATCCATCCGTTTGAGGGTGGCCCTCGTTGTGGTGTAAGGACGTACGATCCCTGTCATCACAGGAATGCCGTTCCTGTACAGCTTTGCGGGGATGTTCCCATCATGGGTCACCAGTCGCGCACCAATGCCTGCCGCCTTGTGCAGTTTCAGGGTGACGGTCTGTATCTCGTGTGACCCTCCCTTTCCGATGCAGAGGCGGGGTGTGTAGCCGTCGGTCAGGATGATGCGGTCCGAGAAGTCCTCCCAGCCGCTGCCGAAATCAAGGTGAAGGGTGTAGGTTGCCTTGTCCATCTACTCCTCCCACCGTGCGATGCGGCCGATGCGCTGTCCGCGGGCAATACCTTCTGCAATGCTTTCCGCCAATTGGTCGCTGCTGTAAGTCGGCCCATTCACGTTTACGATCACCGTCCTGCCGTTATCGCGTGAACTGGAGGTAAACCCGAAGTCCGCAGCCTTGGAAAGGGGTACCACCGCCTCGGGTTCCCCGCCTTCGCCGATGAGCGCTGTGGTGGGGCGGTAGACAATCCCTCCCTCGGCAAGCGCTGTGGAGGGGGTGTATTGCTGGCTGTTGATCGTGGCAATCTGGGCCGCCGTGACCCCTCCGATCACAGCCGCTGCGATGGAACCCCCGATCGGGCCGAGTGTGGCATACCCCTGCAGGATTGCCTGGGCCCCGAGGATGAGGGCCTGGGATATGCTCTGGGTCTTCTGGTTCTCGAATGCCTTCTTGGATACCTCGTTCTGTATCCGCTCCTTTTCCTTCTCCAGTTCCTCGTACCGGCTTGCTGCCGCTTCCTCGCTGGCGGTCTTTTCCTCATCCAGGGCGAGCTGTGCAGCAATGTAGTCCTCATAGCTCATCATGCCCCATGCGTACTTGTCCGCAAGGGTCTGGGTCCGCGCATCATACTGGCTGTTGATGGCCTTGGTCTGTTTCTCCTGCAGTTTCTTCTCGGCCGCCATCTGCTTCTCAAGGATCCTGATCTGTGCTTCTGCGGCCTTCTGCTGGGCTTCCACCATGACGTTGATCACATTGGTTCCCCAGGCGGTGATGTCACCGAAGTTCTCTCCCAGGAAATCCTTCATTCCCCCCAGGACCTGTTGGATATCCTGGGCAATCGCCTTGACACCGGTGGTGGGGATCAGGTCCTCGAAGGCTTCCTCAATCTCCTCCTTGACCGAGCTGGCGGTCTTCTTCCCCTCAACCTCGGTGACCTGCAGTGCTTTCTGTATACCGAGCACAATCTTGTCGATGTTCTTCCGTTGTTCATCAGTCAGGTCGGTCTGTCTCTGGTATGCCCTTGCAATGTCGTATGCATTCAGCAGCCGGGCTTTCTCCTGCTCGGCAGTTTCCCTGGCATAGGCGCTGTTGGTCTCTATGAACGTGTCTATTGAGCTGTTGCTTCCCAGCAGCTTGCTGTTCAGTTCCAGCTGCTCATTGAGGAGCCTGTTCAGCTCACGATATCCCTCAGCCTGGCTGTCGGTCAGGTTCTTGTTCTCCAGAGCCTTGAGGTTGCTTTCCCTCAATGCCTCGAGCCGTTTGTTCTCCTGTTCAACGAGCAGGCGCTGGTATCCTTCGGTGGAAGTCACCAGGCGGTATGCCTCTTCCCGGGCTGAAAGGAGTTCCCTTGCCTCCCTGGCTGCATCCTTGGCAATGCCTGTACTGGAGGGGATCATGGCCGATGGGGTGAGGAAGCGCATGGAGGCTTTCTCGTCCTGGGGGGTCTGGGGATTCTCGATTCCCTGCCTGGCGATCCGCTCAGCATATGCCTTGCCGAAGGCGTTGGCGGAGGCATATCCTGCTTCCCTTGCCCGCTTGTTGATCTCAGCCACGACCGGGTCATAGGAGGCAAGGATCTCATCGAGGAAACCCTGGGCAAGGATCTCTGTTGAGAAGTCCCCGATGTCCTTCGCCTTCTCGACCTGGTCCCGGTAACGTTCGACCTTGGAGGTGAGAGCCTCCCAGGTCCGGTGCAGCTCATCATTGCTCATGTCGGAAGGGGAGACCAGACCTGATTCCCTGTTTGCCTGTGCTATCTTGTCATTGACGTCCTGCAGCTTTTCCAGCAGCCAGGTCATGGCCGGGCTCAGGCTGTCGATGATGGACTGGCCCAGGTTCTCCTTGATGTCCCCGATGGTGTTGCTGATCTGCTCGATCTTCGAGACATCCAGTTCTCCCTGCGCACGTGCAAGCCCGCCATAGGTTGCTGCCAGCTGGTCCAGGATGATCTTCTGGGCCTTTGCCACATCCCCTTGCTCGACAAACTTCCTGATTGATGCCTGCTGTTCACCGCTGAGGATCACCATGCTCTCCTTGAGCAGGGAGATGCCCTCCACAGGGTTTGCCAGTGCACGTGCCAGTTTCCTGGCATTCTCGCTCACCCCGTTGCCCAGGGCAGTGGACATGTCCAGCACGGCCTCGGTTGCCTGGGGCATGATGTCGCTCCCGATCTTCTTGGTCTGGAGCATAAGCTGGGTGATCGGGAGGATGGCCTCATCCCCGTAGTTGGTGACCGATTGCAGGGAGGATGCAAGCTCCTTGAGCTCCCCGATGGTATACTCACTTTCCTGGCCGGTTGCCCTGATGGCTGCGGCAAGGGAAGTCTCCGCCTTTGCCTGGATTGCATAGAGGGAGATTGCTTCCTTTGCCGTCGATACCACCTTGGCAAGGGAGAGGGAGATACCCGCTGCAGCGATGCCGGTACGCACAAGGCTGGCAGCATAGGAGCCCATGTCCTTTGCCGCCTTTCCCGTCCCCATCCCATCGATGGCGGAGCCTACCTTCTTCAGGCCCGCCTCTGCCTGGGCTGTATCACTGCTTACCTTTATCCTCAGGTCCTTGGCCATCTACATCATCCTTGGGTGGTAGAGCCGGTCCAGGGGATCCAGCAATTCCACGATCTCAACCAGCCTGGCCGGTTGTTCGGCCCATCCCCCCCGGTAGGGCCACCCCATCATCCTCCATCTCAGGAAAAATGAGATGGCATCATAGGCATACCCGTGATCCGAGAGAATGACGGCTATGTCATCAAGTCTTACCCCATACCCGCTCTTCAGTACCGTGCTGCGCTCTTCTCCCCCGTAGACCCGCTTGTACGATGCCGTGTATCCCTCGGCCAGCAGGCTGTAGGTCAGGGCAATTTTTTTTTAGCATCCCCGCCCAGTATGCTCTCGGAGAGGATGTGATTGGAAACCTCATAGATAAGGAGGTAGGTACCGGGAAGGTCCGGGATATCCCGCAATGGTACCTGTTTCTCAACCCCGTCGATCTCGAAGACCACATCACTGAGCCCCGTCACCTGGCTCTTCCATATCCGTGCCCAGGCGTCATTGTCCCTGGAGCTCTGGATTGCCTCCACCTGTTCCCCGGTGAGCAGCTTGTACTCGACGCAGGGCTTGGAGGCTTCCTCCTGGCCCGTATGGTCGAAACAGGTCGGCTCATACCGGCCGGTGGTTGCTATGCTCAGTCTCATACGACAGGGGTCCCCTCTGTTGGTGCACCATCGAAGGTGAAGTTTGCAGACCAGGTCACCTTTCCTGCAGCAGGGGTGGAGATGTTGAATGAACTCAGCACCGCAGGTCCTGCAAACTCCTTGGTTGCACTCTGCACGAGGTGGATGTCAGCCCTGACTTCCTCTTCTGCCAGCCAGGAGGTAACGATTGCGGACACTGCCGTCTCACTCTCGCTGTAGCTCCCGCCGATGCTCCCGGATGCACCTTTCTTTCCCCCCTGCGCTCCTGCCCAGTTCGTTCCCAGCCTCAGCACTTCCTGTGCCTCCTGGCTCAGGTCCATGCTCCAGTTGTCACAGTATGCAATCTGGTCATCGCCGACCTTCACCTTGCCGTCCTTGCCCGTCAATACCTGTGTAGACATTTCCTATCCCCCGTCAATCCTCGAGTCTCTCGAGGAGCTTTTCCTTCTTTTCCTTCCCCTCGGTCTTCACCGTGTAGGGAACCATCACCTTGCCGCATCTGGGGCACAGCTGTGGGAGATTCCTCCCCGGTATCCTGTGCCCGCATCCCTTGCACTTGACTGCCATCAGTCCATCCTCCATGCAATCACGTCGATATCGATCTCCATGTCCAGGAACAGGAAGAACAGGGTCCCTGAGCTGTCCCTCGCCTTGGAGAAAGAGATATTCACGATCTCGGCAACATACCCTCCCAGGTGCGGGTCATCCCGCAGCCGTGCATCGATCACTCCCTGGTAGGAGCAAAGCATCCTGTAGCCCTCATCAGGGTCTTCATGGCGGAACACCAGTGCCAGGTCCGTCTCCATCCTCTGGTAAGGCGGTCCATCAGGGCTTGTGTAGTCCCTGTCGCTCTTGACCAGGAGGGCAGGGTGTGCATGCAGCCCGCTTACCACATCCCGGTAGCCGATGTCCCATTCCTCGATTGTGTCCAGTCCCTGCAAGGATAGGTCTTCCTGCAGGGTTTCCTTCAGGTGGTCGAGGATGCCTGAGAGCACCTTGTACATATCCAGGTTCACAACACCTCCAGTCTCTTTTCCATCCTCTCCAGGTTCCGTTCCACCAGGGCCTTGAGTCTCCCGGTGGCCTCGTATGCCTCACCGCCCTTGCCCATGAAATCCCTGGCGCTGCCGCTCCATTTGTGGATGTAGTTCAGGTGACCCCGCACCCCGACACCGAAATCCACGAAGTGTCCCTGCTCGCCGCGCTTGGCCTTGTAGCCCCTCACGCTCGAGTACGTCTCCCCGGTGCGCTTCTCCAGGGCCCTTCCGGTGAGGAAGGTATCCCGGATGTAGGAAGCCAGGTCGTCGGCTGCCTCGGAGGCGGAGAAGTCCAGTATTGCAGGAAGGGATCCTCCTAGCCGCTTGATCCTTTCTCCAATCTCCTTGTCGATGTCTATGCGCAATGCGTTCATCGGACCACATTCCTCCGGTAGGCGCGCAGCAAAAACTTGGCATAGTCGGTGGGGGCAACCGTCTCCAGTTGCTCGGTCCCACCGTCCGCCATCGTCCGGCTGGTCACTCCCCCCGCCACCCCGGTCAGTCGCCTTGCCATCATCTGGATGGTGTCGGCAACTGCAGCCTTGATGTCATCAGGGATGGGATCGTAGCCCGCCGTGTAGGAAATGCGGATGCAGTCCTTAAGCGCCGGGACCGTGATCCCGTAGAGCGTGACGATCCCGGTCTCTGGATCCACCCTGTATTGGGATTCCCCAAGAGGGGAATCAAACCGGTGCAGCGGATCCACCGAGAGCGACGCAATCGATGAGACAGGGGTGCAGTCCAGGAGAAAACGGTCATGTCCGTTCCCGTCCTGGAACTCCACCAGCTCCCTGAGATGGATGTCACGGCCGATGAAGTTCATGCAGGCCTGGGAAGCGGAGCGTACCAGGGCCCCGTACATCGCCTCGGTCTTTCCCCCGGGTGCAATGCTGAAACCGTAGGTTGTCCGCAATTCCTCAAGCGTGATCAGATCAGCCATGACTCACCCCTTACGCAGCGGCACAGGCGAGCACCTTGAACGCCTCGCTTCTCAGGACGTTCCCGTCCAAACGCTCGGTAGCCTTGATGCCTTTCTCGTCGGTCTCCGCATACAGCTCATTGAGCACCGTCAGTTTCATGTTCTGGCGGTCCACAAGCTGGTAGTAGTTCAGGTTCGCTGCGATGATCGCCCGCTTCCCGGCCCCGATTGCATCCACGTCATCAAGGGTGATGATCTCCTTGCCCTGGATTGCAGTCAGCTCGGCCATCGGGGGGAAGTAGTACTGGCCGTTCTCATCCTTCAGGAGGCTGATCTCGGTCTTGGTCGCAGCATTCATGATCAGCACAGCCCCGCTGCCATACTCCCCCAGGGCCCCGATGAGACGCTTGATCTCATCAAGGGTGATCTCGGTGGCCAATGCAGAGGTGATTGCATCATCCTGTACCACGGTCAGGATGCCGGTGATGTGGCTGTCTCCCGCTCCTGTGCCCTTGAGGATCTCGGTATCCTCTTTCTTGGCGAAAGCCCGGGCGATGTTCTCGGTCAGCCATGCGATTGCATCCACGGCAACGTCGGCCATGAACTCCTCGGATACCTTCACCAGGACACCCAGCTTGTAGGCAGTGAAGCTTACCTTTCCAAGCCCTGGTGTCTTCTCGGCTATCTTGGCTCCTTCCCCGACATACTCCGCGGTCACCTGGTCGCCGTCGATGGCGATGGTGTAATCCCCCGAGAGGGTGATCCTTCGGCATCTGCTCCTGAGCTTGCCGTAGCTCTCCCGCTTCTTGACGATCTCACTCGCGATGGTGGAGGGGATGAGCCCGGTATAGGTCGATCCGACCGCCACCGCATCGCGGATGGCCTTGAGGAATTTCTGTTCCTCATCGGTGATCCTTTCCCGGTTTCCTTCCTCGAGACTTCTCCGGGCGGCTTCATCCAGGAGATCATCCTGGGCGATGCGCTCGGCCTCGGTCAGGGCGTACTCGGTATCGTGGATCTCCCCGGCCTTTTCCTCATAGGCCTTCACATCCTCTTCCTTGTATCCGTCCGTCATCCTAGCAAACAGTGCCTTCCGCTCCTTCCTGAGCTGGGCCAGTTTCTCACGCAGTTCTTTTACAGTCATGGTTCCTTCCTCAGTCGAGTGCCTCGACTTGTCGTAGTATCTTGATGAGCCGCATCTGTTCTTCCTGGGACAGCTCCCCGGTGGATTCGGATGGCATCCCACCCGGCTCCCGGCCACTTGCGCTCTCTTCCTTCTTCACATTTACCGTCTCATTTTCCGGTCCTGCATAGGTCTCGTTCGCAGGATCAGTGACAAAATCCAGGTACCGTACCAATTCATAGGTGGTGGCATTGACCACCCCGTCCTTGTCCGTCTCCCCATAGCCCACGCTGGAGACGCCGATGGGTACCCCTGCCTCATGGATTGCCTGCAGCTTGTCGCTGTAGCCCTTGTCCACGAAGAAGATGTCCACCCAGAGCTGTTCTCCCTCAATGTGGGGATTCCTGACCACTGCAACCGCAGCAAGGTAGGCTTCCCCCCATTCATGGCGATGTGAGTCATAGGCAAGGGTGGCCTTGTTCTCTGCTACCAGCCGCTTGGCCAGTTCCTCCGTATACAGCCTCCCGTTGAGGTTGAGCCGTCCGATGTTCCAGATCGGGGCGCTCCATGCGCTCACCGATCCTGACTGCTCGGCCAGCCGTTCCTCTCCCAGGCGCTTGATGGTTGATGCCGTCGCATACTCGCGAAGCAGCTTCAGTTTCTCGTTCCTTGGCATTCCTATCTCCCTGGTGCGACTGAACACTCACACCCGTCATGGAAGGGGGGATGCTTCTTGCTCTTGGAGATGCGCATCACATTCCCTTCCCCGTCGTCCACGTTCTCCCCGGCTTTCAGTACATAGCCGTTGACTTCCACCACACGGCCGTCCAGTTTTCGGCAGAACTCACAGGCGTCTGGTTCCGCCACCACGTGCATCATCGTCACGCCCAACGCACCATAGAGGAACACGGTCATTGCATTGGCACTCCTGTTGGTCTCCGTGGCCGCCTCATGGTTCGGGACCGTTGCCATCCAGTTCTGGGTGGACCCTTCCACCACGCTTGCAACCTGGTCATCAGGGATGCCTTCCAGGTCTTTCGACAGCGCATACACCCGCGAGGATGCATGACGGTCGCTGGCCGCATATGCGTAGGATTTCACGAAGCGATCGAATGCGTCCGCATCGATGGAGGCCCCGGTTCTCACCTGTCTCTGGACAATTGGCTGCAGCTTCCTTGCAACCACCGAGAATGCCTCGACGTATTGGTCGCCGAACTCACGCGCGATCTTCTCGGTGGCAAGCCGGAACTGCTCAAGCAGGTCTGAGGAGCTGGTTCCCAAGGCAATAAGTTCATTGAGGGCCTTGATCTCCCTTGCAAGCTGGCGCCTTGCCAGGCGCTCGATTGCCTTCCTCTGGCTGGCCGAGACCGCAGCACGCTCGGCCATGAATGAGACATCCTCCATCCGCTTGGCATCGACCAGGGGACTGGGGATGCTATTCCCGGTCCTGGTTTCCTGGGTTGTCGTGATTCCCTGGTAGGTGTAGGGATTGGTGGTGGCCGCCACAGACCTGGGTACATAATTCATCGGGACCATGTACAGGTCCCCGTGTTCGATCGGGTCCATGTCCTCAAGGCTGCGCACATCGTTTGCACTCATCCATCCGTCCATCAGGGCGTTGTGGTAATAGGCCGACCGGGTGGCGGCATCTCCCCGCATCAGGCCGTTGAGGTTGATCTTCACATATCGTTTTGGATTGTGCAGGAAGAGTGCATCGTTGAATGCATCCTGCCAGGCAACGGAGCGGGGAAGGATGGCATACTGGACCAGGTCGATCCCCCGCTGCTCGGCATTGGCATAGGTTTCCTTGACCGAGCCACCGGCAAACGCCTCGGGCACCCCGAAACGCCTTGCAACCTCGGCCACGGTCCATTTCTGGGCTTCCTGGAACTCTGCGGTCTTGCTGTCGATCTTCACCGGTTCGTAGGATGTGTTGTCAGGGATGACGGCAGTCTTGAAGGAGTTGGAACTCCCCCCGAACCCTGTCTGGAACTGTTCCCTGATCTCGTCCTTGGTTGTCTTGTTGGTATTGGATGGGACCTTGACGATTCCCCCGAGCATGGTACCGCGCGAAAACCAGTTGTGCTGCATCACCTTGGCGCTGTCGGCAACAGCAAGGTCCTTCTTCACATATTCAAGCGGGGAGAGGGGAAGTATCCCGTTGGCAGTGAGATTGAGGATCACCAGCATGTCGGCCTTGGAGATGCATTCCCCACTGGGGGTGTATTGGTAGCTGAGCTTCCCGTCTGCAATTGTCGGAACCACCAGGGTGGAGGCGATCGGGTGCAAGGCGATGGGCTTGCCCAGCGAGGAGCGTACGATCTTGGCGTATGCGACCCCGTAGAGCTCGAAGTTGATGCTCATGCAGAAACGGAAGGCATACGGATTCATGTAGGGACAGGGATGGCGGATCAGTATTGCCTCAGGGGAAGCAGTATCAATTTTCCTTGACCCGTCGTTGTTCTTGCTGTAGGCATGGATGGGAAGTGAGCCGAAGGTCCGCGCGAGATTCATCAGGCAGATCCAGAAGGCAGAGTTTTCCAGCGCCTTGTCCTTGCCGAAGGACAAAAGATCGGACCATCCCAGGGTCTTTCCCACCGAGACGGTCACCTCATCGCTCATCTTGCTCTTTAAAGAAAACAGCCTGCCCAATCCCATGGGTCAATCATACGAAAAGCCCCTGCAATGCTCGACGGGTGGCAGGGGGTATGATTGGGAATATATAGTATCAAACAGAAATACCGGACGTTTGGAGAAATAGATTTGTAGTCAACAATCCTTAGGTAAAATTACTTTGATATTTCCAAGCGTTTCCTAGTGTATTATATCAAGATGTTGAACTTTTTATTTAAAGTATTTTTGGAGTAGTCTTTCACTATTGCTGAATACTTGATATAGAGAAGACTCGATTTGTTTATTATTCAGCTTGTCAACATCCTCTTGTGATAACTTCCCATGAAACTGAGCTTTTGAGTCATGGTGATATAGGAATAAAGCTTGCACAGGACTTAATGGATAATAAAGTGAAATACTAGAAAGAGGATTACTTCCTTGTGGTTCCCATGCTTCCAGATTAATAACTGGCTGATCACCTATTAGTAAAGCATTCTCATTCTCTATAGTAACTACTTCAAGATTAAATAGATGAATTGAATTCATAATATTCTCAATCACATTGATAGGAAGGATGAAATTGTAATACTTATATACCTTTTCCCAATCAATATAATTACCATCCCTATAAGAATTCTCCTTCTGCTTCATGACAATTATGTCTTGAGTCCTTTTTGTTCTAAACTGCTGGTGCACTATATACGCTACACAATCTAGAGTCATTTTCTTATCGTTTCTCCAAAAAGCCAAATCGTTCGCAATCAACTTTTCTCTGGGAAAACTTGACTCAACCACTCCATATAGTTCTTCAATAAAAGTATTTTGTACCTTCTGCCAGATTCGCTTAACCCTGTCATCTTGTGTGTCTTGTTTGAAAACACTAAATGAGTATAATCTTGATATAAAGTTATCCGAAATCCCCGCTACATGAGTTAATCCTTTAGCAACTATAAATTCGGTTTCGCTCAAATCTGGGAGAGCATAGAAATTATGTTCTACACCAATATGTTTAGGTGAACTGATAATAATTTTTTTATCCTTCTTGAGATACAGAAAAATCTTCTTATTATCATCTGCCCAGGGTAATAAGCTTGCTTTCTGGATGTAATGTTGTCGCTCTTTGTTTTTAGCCATATATGTTTCCAATAGACATTATACTCTAGGCTTCAGGATTCAACAATGATGCAACGAATCCAAACAACATGGTATAAAAAAGAAATCGGACTCTACGTCAATACATAATTGTCCCTTATTGTCTCCTGCCGTGGTAAAGCTCATGATTTCGGTAATCACTCCTTTGATTCTAGGTTTGGATTATTTCAGTTTTGGCATGTCAAGTTTCACCTTGCCGTCTGAGTCAGGTAATTGGCCTAAATCGTCGATAATCCATAAATGATTTCATCATCTCTGTTTGTTAACTTTTTAATGAAGTTGGCACTATAATTTGTGGAAATATTGCTACTAAATTTGATATGTGCTGATATCTTCCCTTTGTATGGCTTCCAACAATAAAGCGCTCATCTTCTAACCAGGACTAAACAATCTTCAAAATGTATGCTCAAATTTCTGAAACTTTCGCTAGACACTCTAATTAAGAATAGGCAAAGCATATAATTTCCAGATATCAGAAAGTTTAGTAAATTTTCTTTACTTATCGTACATCTTGTGATTAATATTTTGTTAAGGAGAATACATATGTCGTTCATTATTGCAGTTTATGTTAATGAGGGAATGGTGTTAGCTAGCGATAGTAGGGTATCATATAATAACACTCAAGTGAACGGGGTCAATACTACTGTATTAGTGGGTGTTCATAGTTCTGACACGGTTAATAAAACTTTCAAGTGCCCAAATAACATTGGAATATCTACTTGTGGGAGTGCTAGCGTTAAAGGACTTCCAATAACCGGATTCATTGAAGATTTTATCCGTAATTTTTTTACCGAACATACAAAAGTAAGTACGGTCCCTAGTTCGATAATTAGTTACTTCCAAAATCTGGATCCCAACCTAAATATTCATTTCATAATTGCCGGTTATGAAGACGATGGTAATGGACTCTCTCAAAAGTTATATCATGTTCAAACTAATACTGGCACGATTGTCAATGACGATACCTCCTCTCAAGGAGCTAGATGGGACGGAGAAACTTCAATTTTGTCAAAAGTGATTCAACCAACAGCAATGAAAAACCCTGACGGAAGCTATACTGATTTAGCAAATTATAGTATTCCATGGAATCTTTTTTCTTTGCAAGATGCGATTAATTTTGCAAAATACGCAGTTGATATCACAATACAGACTATGCATTTCCAGAATGTAAATGAGACTGTGGGAGGTCCGGTAGATATCTTAATTATTAAACCGGAGAAAGCTTTTTGGCTCAAGAAGAAAGATTTATCCGCATAATGATGACTAGAAGAACACAAAATCCTCCTTTGCATCGATAGTTCCCTGTCCCTCGTTGTCCACTGCTGTGTTGAAGCTCATGATAGAGGCAATCACCCCGTCTATTCTGGTCTTTGACCGTTCCAGCTTTGGCTTGACCAGTTTCACATTCCCATTTGAATCAGTGAAGCTGTCAACACAGTCCATCATCCATGTCATGATCGGATTACCTCCGCTGGTAATCATCCCGGTGAGATAGGCTTCCTTGAACTGATCGATCGGCAGGGTCATGCTCTTCATCGACTGGCTAAACTTGGCCGCAATGGTCTCAAACCAGTCACCGACCTTGGATGCGAATAGTTCCAGCTTCCAGGAATCACACGCTATAAGCCTGAGGTCATAGACCTCCATGCAGTTCTTGATGAAGTTACCTACATCAAGATAGTCAACCACGGGACCGAGAGGGGCGCGCATCAGGCCCTTGGCTATCCAATCCTGTAAGGGCTTACGAAGTTGTCTGGAAAGCGCGACAACGTTGTCCCCTGGGATCCAGAACATGTACAGCTGCTTCCACTTCTCCCCCCCGATTCTAGGAGGAAAGGTAAGAACGAAAGCTGTGAAGTCACTTGTGCTCGAAAGGTCCAGTCCTCCATAGCAGGTACGTCCTACCAGCTCCTCAGCATCAAAGGGATCACAACAGCGTTCGAGCCAGATGTCCATGTTCGCCCATCGGGTGGAGCCCATGACCCATTTGTCCATGTTCTTGATGCGGAAATCCACCAGATCGCTCTCTGTGAGCTTGCACTTGTCATAGCGGTCCTTGAGCATTCCCGTGTTAACGGAAACCCCCATGTTGGGATTTGCCTTCTCCCAGGATACAGGGTCCTCATCCTTGTCACCTTCGTCAGGTTCGTAGATTGATATCCAGTACCGGTCGGATTCCTCAGCCCCCATCAGGATCTGCTTGCATTTCTCATATTCCTGATGGCACACCCCGCCAAGTTCGGTTCCGGCTGTGGTGATGATCAGCATCATGGCCGTAGGGTCAGCGACACGCCCCGAGTCAATCGAGTTGTAGAGTTTCTTGTCAGGGTGTTGGTGGTACTCATCCAGGAGCAGGCCGTGTGGCAGCTTGCCGTCCTTCGGGTTGGCACTGATCCCTTTCACAAAAGCCTTGGACTTGATTAGGTCGATCTGCTTGTTGTTCTTTGTGTCAGAGACAATCACCTTGCCCTGATACCACCCCAGGGAGAGCATGTTGGATGCAGCTCCAAAGGATTCCTGGCACTGTTCCAATGAGGAGGCTGCAATGTAGACCCTGGCGTCTGGATAATCATCCCCGAAAGCGAGGTAATCAGCTATACCCCCTCCAATGGTGGACTTGCCATTTTTCCTTGCCACCTGCCAGTATCCTGTGGTGAATCTTCGCTGCCTTGGATCATGCTTTGAAACCCATCCGAATAGGGTGGCGATATCGAATACCTGCCAGCTTTCCAACACCAGGGCCTTTCCCTGGCACAGCCCTGAAGGGAACCTGAGGTTGGCTTGCATCCATACCAAAGCCTTGTGTGCTGCCTTCCAGGAGAAGGTCCACTCCCAATCAGTCCTTTCCAGGTCATTGATATGACGGTCAACCTTGAGCCTTTCAGAAAGACCTGCCTTCCTTACCCCTGAAAGGACCATGTTCACATACCTTTCAAAGAGCTCTTTCTGCCTGGCTTCCATGCGGGAGCGCAACTCGGCTGATATCCGCTTCCCGCTCAAAGACCCAGCTCCTCCGCCAGTGCCTTGTCCTCATCCTGGGTGTCGTCCTTGGAAGACAGCTTCATGGTATGCCTGGCTGCTGGGGTTGCCCCGAACATCCGAAGTATCTTCGTATATTGATCAAAAGCCTTGTTGAGTGTCGTCAATTCGCCTTGTTTCTGGCTGTTCCCACCCCGTTCCTCGATGTATTCAGCCATTGTTCTGGACCCGTTCAAGGTGATTGCATCGTACATGTCCCGGTAGATTCCATAATTCATGCAGGCACCCTCGAGCACATTCAGGTCGAGGGTGGTTACCATCTTATCTTCCACCAGTATCTTGAGTAACCGGTTCCATTCCGCTTTCGCCGCTGCCCCAAAATACTCAGGGGATCGGGGAATTTTCGTGAGGAGACCGGCCTTATTTCTCTTGGCCATCGCCGCTTACCCCCTTATAAAAAGTTCCGTGTGTGTTAACAGCCCTAACCGGCGCGGTCGTGGGGTTGGAAGCGTTTTTTTGACCCTCCCCCCGGGGGTATCTATTTTCTTTCTTGGAAAAGTATTGCTCGACCTTCTGCTGATCCTCCTTTGCCTTCCGCGTATTGCATGAGGTACAGAGCGCCTGGTAATGGGAAGGATCCAGATCAAACCTGCCGTACAGGTCGAGCATGATTGCAGCAGGGGTGTCCTTGTGGTCCGTCACCGTAGCTTGCGCCCCACATATGGTGCATGTTGGATGTTCTTTGAGGTAGTTCTGGGAAAAGACACGCCACCTGTAGTTGTACCCTCTGTCATTGGAGGATTCCCTGGTATCCGTATAGTCCGAGGCATGCTTCTGGGTACAGGCATTGCAGTACCCGCTCTTGTTGGTATGCAGGTTTGCACACCCGAACGTCTTACATCTTCGTTTGATCATGCTTGATCCTCCCGAGCTCCGGTACCAACGTCTCGACGGCCAGCCTCACCTTGGGAGGCAGCTGATCCGACTTCCCCGTCTTCCATATCTCGATGAGCTGCATCCTGGCACACTCCCGCTTTGCAGCTCCGATCTTCCGTCCCGGTCTGGGAACCACCTTACTTTTGTCCATGCAACCTCTTCTTCCTTGTCTCGGCATGATGATGCCGGTCGTATCGCAGATGGCAGGGTGCACACAGCGCCCTCAAGTTCTCTTCCCTGCAATCGGCAGGATCATGATTCAGATGGGATACCGTGAGCGTCCTGGTGTGGCTGTCAAACCTTTCACCCGGCTTCCTGCATTGCTTGCCGCATCCTTGGCATTTCCACCCCGCAGCTTCCTTGATGCGCAAGGCTATGGCCTTCCAGTCAGGCGGGTAGAGTTTCCAATCAACCGGCATTATTACCTCCAATGATTTGATCCATATCCAAGAGCACTTCCCGCATGATGATCCTGTTCCCTTCATCTCTCCGTAGAAAGAGGAACACCCCGTCATGCCTGAGCAGTACGGTGGATACCTTCCATATCTTTCCGCCTGACTGGTAGCATTTCCCTACCAACTTCTTGTAGCGTTTTTTCTGTTCGTTTATCTGATGCCTTCCCATCTTCCGTTCCTTTTCCTTACCACAAGGGCTTTCTCTTTCCCAACGAGCAGGTGATGCTCACCCAGCTCCTGTTCTGTGAACTCTTCCCCCACGATTGACTGGATGGTAGCCAACGTGTTTCGGATCTCCCGCTGGTGAATACCGAGCGCAATGAAATCCAGTTCAATGACCGTGATCACGTATGCTCCCATCAGCCTTTCCTCCTTGCTTCGATATTTGAGTAGTCAGGCTTGATCCTGGAAAAACCCTTGAAATGCTGGAAGATCAGATACTCTTCCTGGACGGTAGCAATCCTTGAAGTGACGGAGGGTAGGGAAATCCCCAGCTTTTCCGATAGTTCTGTTGTACTGATCACTTCCGGCCAGAATGGGATTGCCAACGCAACCTGTTTGTTGAGTCCTGTTGCTGGCTTGGTTTTCTCAGAACGTAAGGCTGTCATCCTCGAATTGATCCGTTCGCCCCGTAGCTCGATGCCTTCCATCATGCCCGCTCCTTCTGTCGCCAGTCCTGTCCCTTGAGCTCGATGATTG